ATATCAGACTTTATAAAATCAAAAGGTAAATCATTTGACCACGCAACGGCAATACACGCAAACAAAATGTACCCTATCTATAAGCAGTCAAGATTTGATTATTACGATAAACTTGAAAGTAACTTTATAGTTAAATCACAAATAGAGTACAGCCAGATTTCAAAGTTAGAAGTAATACAAAAAAAATACGAAACATTAGAAAAAGACTATTTCAAAGCAATAGAAAAACTAAACAAATTTGATGGTGGTTATACTAAAAATGAAAAGAAGTACAGAGCATTAGAAGAAGAACAAAGAACAATGTATGATGAACGTGCAGCTTTAGTATTAAAGTCTTTTGAATGGAAGCAAAACAATAGTGAGTATGAAATAATAAACTGTGCAACGTGATAGAGTTTATAAAAACAATATTGTGTTTAGCTTTAAGTTTTGGATTTCATTGTATAGTATGGGAGGATGATTATGTAAAATCTAAATTCTGGAAGGTATATTGGGCAATAGTTATACTATGTTTATTCCCTTTAATTATGATGATATGATAAAAAAAGAATGGCATTTTATGCAAACACCAAAAGAAAAAGCATACAACATATTTAAGAAGTTTTACAACGTAGATGGTCAAGGCTTCAACAATACAATAAGTAGTAGTATAGCAAAGCAATGTGCAAAGCTGCATATAAGTCTTATACTTGAAAACGAAATAATAAAACCATCTAACAATATAGAATACTATCAAGAAGTATTAAACGAAATAGAAAAGCTATGAACAAGAAACTAATACAAAAGCTACAACAACTATTAGACAAACTACCAAAGGGTAAAGAAAGAAAAGCTATAAGAGAAAGACTATTAAATTTAAAGTTAGGAAATAAATAAATTAAATACGTTATACATATGGAAAAAGTAAAGATTAGTAAGGTAATACCAAATGAAAACAATCCAAGATTTATAAAAGATCAAAAGTTTAAAAAGCTGGTCAAGTCAATCAAAGAGTTTCCAGAGATGCTTAAACTACGACCTATTGTAGTAAATAAAGATATGATAGTGCTGGGTGGTAATATGAGATTAAAGGCTTGTGCTGAAGCTGGGTTAAAAGAAGTTTATATCTTGAAAGCAGATGAACTTACAGAACAACAAGAAAGAGAATTTATAGTAAAAGATAATGTTGGCTTTGGTGAATGGGATTGGGATGCACTTGGCAATGAATGGAACAGTGTGCAGCTTGAAGATTGGGGTATGGATAACTGGCAAAATATGGATGACATAGAAACAAGTGATGATTTTAGCTTACCAGATGGAGACAAAGAGCCATTTCAGCAACAAACCTATACATTGGCAGATGAACAAGCAGAACAAATAAAAAACGCAATAGCTAATGTAAAGAAAACAGAAGAATATAAATACGTTGAAACTTTTGGAAACGAAAACGGTAATGGTAATGCACTTTATTTAATTATATCACAATGGGCCGAGCAAAAGAAATAATAGTAAAGGTTATAAATTCTAAAGTAGCAAATGATTTTGTAAAGAAAACACATTATTCTGGTAAGGTTGTTCCGAATAGCACATTACATTTTGGTTGTTTTTTAGATAACAAGTTGCACGGAGTTATGCAATATGGTCCAAGTATAAACAAAAAAGGAACTATTAATTTAGTTGAAGGAACTGGCTGGAATGAGTTTATTGAATTAAACAGAATGGCATTTGATGATTATTTGCCTAAATATTCTGAAAGTAGATGCATTGCAATTAGTATTAAACTAATAAAAAAGAACGCACCACAAATAAAATGGATAATAAGTTTTGCAGATGGAACACAATGTGGTGATGGTACTATATACAGAGCAAGTGGTTTTAAATTAGTTGGTATTGTAGACAATACTGCACTAAGAATGAACCCAAAAACTGGTGAAGCTATGCACGTTATACAAGCACATCATCTTAAAATGAGTAGTGAGTTTAGAAGTTGGAAGCCATTTAAGGGAAAACAATTAAAATACATTTATTTAATTGATAAGAATATGGTAATAACAAAAGAAGTTTTACCTTTTACCGAAATAGATAAACAAGGTGCTGGAATGTATAAAGGAGAAAAAATAACCCTCCAAGAAAGAAGGGTTAATGATTAGAGCGGTGAGGTCGATACGAACGCCATCTTTTAACTGGATGTTAAATGTGTTACTTTTACACTACCACCGCATTTGAAACTACAATATACAAATAATATTTTAATAAAAAAAATGAACAAAGATAGACACATAAAAAAGGAAAGCCTATTAAAAGCACTAGAGCAGAGTTTAGGAGTTGTTACGGTAGCTTGCAAGAAAGCAGATATACCAAGATCAACATATTACAAATGGCTTAAAGAAGATGAAGCGTTTGCCATTGAGGTAAGGGATATTGAGAATGTAGCACTAGACTTTGCAGAAAGCCAACTACACAAACAAATATCTGCCAACTCAACAGCAGCAACAATATTCTACTTAAAGACAAAAGGTAAGAAAAGAGGTTATATTGAACGTCAAGAAATAACTGGTGCAGATGGTATGCCTACTAACTTTCAAATAGAGATAATTGATAAAACCGAAGATACAGACTAATATTGTCTATAAGCATTTAGCCAATACAGATAAAAAGATTGTAGTTGAACAAGGTGGAACAAGATCTGGAAAAACTTACAATATACTTTTGTGGATTATATTTAACTATTGTGCTAATAACAACAATAAGATAATAACTATATGTCGTAAATCATTTCCTAGTTTAAGGGCTACTGTGATGCGTGACTTTATGGCTATACTCCAAAACTATAAGTGCTATAATGAACAATATCATAACAAGTCTAATTCAGAATATCACCTATTTGGAAACCTAGTTGAATTTATATCACTAGATCAGCCACAAAAGATTAGAGGTAGGAAACGTGACTTGCTGTTTGTCAATGAGGGTAACGAACTTTACTTTGAAGATATGCAGCAGTTGTTGTTTAGAACACAAGATAGGGTTATACTAGATTTTAACCCATCAGATGAATACCATTGGATATATGATAAACTAATCACTAGAGATGATTGTGTATTTTATAAAACAACCTACCTAGACAATCCTTTTATTGAAGCATCTATAAGAAAGGAAATAGAAAGGCTTAAAGATACAGACGAACAGTATTGGCAGATATATGGATTAGGAGAAAGAGCAGCGAGCAGAAGCACTATATTTAAGTATGTTGAGGTAAACCAGATACCACAAGAAGCAGAACTAATTGCATACGGTATGGACTTTGGTTATACGAATGACCCTACAACTTTTGTTGCTGTTTATAGTCAAGGGCATAATCTATATATACAAGAACACTTGTACAGAACGCAAATGACTACAAGTGATATAAATAAATTCCTTAAAGAACTAAACCTTACAAGTAAACCAATCTACGCAGATAGTGCTGAACCAAGATTAATATCAGAACTACGTGCAATGGGTAACAATATATTTCCAAGCATAAAAGGTAAGGATAGTGTAAATGCTGGTATTGACTTACTTAAAAGATATAAGATACATATACTGGCAACCTCAACAAATGCCATAAGTGAGTTTAGAAACTACAAATGGAAAGAAGATAAAAGTGGTATGCTCATAAACACACCAGAAGATAAAAACAACCATATTATTGACCCGTGTCGTTATGCAACTTACTCAATATTAAGCAGACCTAACTTTGGTAAATATGCCCTGCATTAAAATAAATAAAAAAAGTTATTAAATTATTTGGCGATAACTAGTATTTATTGTTATGTTTGCAGTATAATATTTAAAACAAAACAGATATGGAAGAAACATTAAGATTACCAGTAGAACAATTTCAAAAATTATATGGCATCAAGTTGAGGTTAGAAACCTACTTTAAGTACCTAGAAGAAAATGATGGTGCATTAAAATGGATGGCTCCTAGTTTTTTAGATGATGCTAAAGAATACATCAAAGAGTATAACGAAATAACAAAAGAATATGTATAGTAATTGTTGTGGTGCAGAAGCATCTTATTTAAGTGATGAAATATGTGGCGATTGTTTAGAACACGCAGTATTTAACGAAATAGAAGAATAGATATGAAAAAATTAATAAACAAAATTTTAGTAAAGAAAAGCATCAGACCATACAAGGTAGTACCTTTATCAACTGGTGTAATTGTAGAACATTACCGTAATGGTAAATTAAAAACAGAATATTATGGATTGGTATAGCCCCCCCGAATACGCAGAGTATGAATGCACAGAATGTGGTGCAGATATAGACAAGCCTGGTGTTTGCTCTGGCACTTGTCACGAAGCAAGTATGATTTAGTTAAGTTGAGTTAGTTTTGTTTAAAAGGTGCATCAGAAATGGTGTACCTTTTTTTATTATATTTACTTACTATAAAAAACCATTTTAAAACCGTTATACAAATATGAAACTTAATATTACCATACCAACTGATTTAAGTGAAATTACTTTAAGGCAGTATAAACACTTTCTTAAGATCCAGAAAAGCCAAGATGATGAAAACTTTTTAAGTGCAAAGATTATAGAAATATTTTGCAAGGTAAAGCTGGAAGATGTAATGCAAATTAAATTCAATGATAGTGAGTTTATTGTAGATACACTTACAAAGATGTTTGAGCAAAAACCAAAGCTGGTAACAAAGTTTAAACTAAACAACAAAGAATATGGTTTCCATCCACAACTAGATGATTTAACACTAGGTGAGTATATAGACTTGGATACCTTTATTGGTGATTGGGAAAACATCGAAAAGGCTATGGCAGTTTTATACCGACCAATAGTAAACAAACTAAAAGACAAATACACAATAGAAGAATACAAAGTAGGTAGGGATGCAGAAATATTAGATATGCCTATGGATGCAGTATTGTCATCAATTTTTTTTTTGTGGAATTTAGGAATAGACTTGTCGAAAACTATGATGAACTATTTGGACAAGGAGGAAACACAAGCCTTGACGCAGTTTCTCAATTCTCAACCAAATGGGGATGGTATAACTCAATTTACGGTCTTGCTCAAGGAGACATTACAAGATATGAAGATATCACTAAACTAGGAGTACACGAATGTTTTATGATGCTATCCTTTATGAAAGACAAAGCAGAGGTAGAAGCAAAAAGAATTAAACAAAATTTCAAATGAGCCAACAAGGTATAAGAGGGTATTATCAATTAACCTCAACAATAGAAGAACAATTAAGAGGTACTGAATTTACTAATA